GAAGAAAGATTAATCGCTAAACAAAAGATTCAAGAGTTGTTAGAAAAAGCAGATCAAGACGCACAAGCGCAAGTTACTGAAAGATGGAAAATGGATATGCAATCAGATTCATTTTTATCTAAAAACATTCGGCCACTTGTACTTGTGTATCTTACGTCTATATTTACTATACTAGCTTTCGCTGATGGTAACGTAGGTGGATTTGTAGTAGCAGAAGATTATATACCAATTTTTCAATCGCTATTAATAACGGTATACGGCGCGTACTTCGTAGGTAGAACTTGGGAAAAATCAAAGAAATCAAGTGATAATAAGTGAGTTAAACAATTAAATTAAATCAAATGTCAAATGTAATTACAGCTGAAGAGCTTAAAACTATTAAAGAACAACAAACAGAACTAAGTGGTATCATCAATCAAATCGGTCAGCTAGAGGCTAACAAGCACGCTTTGCTACATAGGATAGCCGGTGTTAATGAGGGTGTTGAAGAAACCAAAAAGCAACTAGAAGATAAATACGGATCTATTAGTATTAACCTTGAAGACGGTAGTTATGAAGAGGTTGAATCTGAAGATGCCCAAGAACTTTCAGTTGTGAAAGGAGAGGACTAATGGGTACTGTTATAAGAAAAATTAGTATTGGTTCTGACTACAAGAACGAAGCTATGCACTATGCTATAGGTCAGCAGGTGTATGGTGGACATGAGATCTCTCATATAATGTTCGAAGAAACTGACGCTTCTTATAACATATTCATAAAGAAAAACAACGAGGTATTGCCATGGAAGAAGTTTAATTCTAACATGGCTATATCTGTTGAATATGATTTAGAATATTAATGAAAAGCGTTTTTGATTTTATAGTTATGCCAGAAGGAAATAGGTATAGCAATGAAGTTGATATAAATGGTGATAAGCTTATAGTTAATTCTAGTATAGAAAACTTTAAGTTAATAAATAGAAAAGCAACGGTGCTTACGGTGCCTACTGCTTTTACAACACCTATACAAGAGGGTGATGAAGTTATTATACACCATAATGTATTTAGAAGATATTACAACCATAAAGGCAAAGAAGTAGATAGTAGTAAAACATTTGGTGACAATAAATACCTATGTCAATACGATCAGATCTATCTTTATAAACGTATGGTTAAATGGTTACCAGTAGGTGAACATTGTTTTATTATACCAATTGAAAATAACGATGAATGGTCTAAAGAGCCAGAGCAGAAAAACAAAGGTATAGTAAAGATAGGTAATAAAACTTTAACGTCACTAGGTATTAACGAAGGTGACTTAGTTGGTTTTAAATCTAATAGAGAGTTTGAGTTTATTATAGATAAACAAAGACTATATTGTATGCAATCAAATGATATTTTAGTTAAGTATGAGTTCAAAGGAAACGAGAAGGAATATAATCCGAGCTGGGCAGAAAGCAGTTAAAGAGCTTATTAAGGTAGCTGAAGAAAAGATCATCACTAATACTGAAGATGATGTTTCTGCAGATAGACTTAAGAATGCAGCTGCAACTAAAAAACTAGCTATATTCGATGCTTTTGAAATACTGTCTAGAATAGACGAAGAAAAAAATATGCTTGAAGATAAACCTGGAGAAACTAAAGAGAAAAGTTTTAAAGGTTTTGCTGAAGGTAGATCAAGATAATGTACGATCAGTCTTTAGTTAAAGTAATAAAAGACCATATAAAACCTAGTATTATTAAAAAAAATAATAGGTATAAAAAATGGGAGTATGGTTATGATGTTGAAAACGATATTATAATTATAGGTAAAGATGGCACTATAGGTGATATCATTGAGATACAAAATCTAAGAATAGCATTACCATTAATACCAGAAAAAGTTTACAGTTCTTCTAATAAAATTGAAGAGCAAATGTGGGTTAAAGAAGAGTACCCTAAAGCTTTGTCTAAAATAAAAAGTGTATTTGATTGGGATCGTTACCCATCTAACTTTAAAGAGCAATGGTATGATTACATTGATACAGAGTTTAAAAGACGTGATGAAGGTTTTTGGTTCTATAACAAAGGTGTTCCTACTTATATTACTGGCACTCATTACATGTACTTGCAGTGGAGTAAAATTGATGTTGGCGCAGCCGATTACAGAGAGTCAAATAGGCTTTTCTTTATATTCTGGGAAGCGTGTAAAGCCGACCAGCGTTGTTATGGAATGGCCTACCTCAAGAACAGACGCTCTGGTTTTTCATTCATGGCATCAGGGGAAACTGTTAACATGGCAACAATATCATCTGACTCACGGTTTGGCATATTGTCCAAATCTGGGGCTGATGCTAAAAAGATGTTCACCGATAAAGTTGTACCAATATCCCTTAACTACCCGTTCTTCTTCAAGCCAATACAAGACGGTATGGACCGCCCAAAAACAGAGCTTGCCTACAGAGTACCAGCGTCGAAGCTTACCAGAAGAAAACTTGATCAAGGTGAAGCACCACAGGAGATCGACGGTCTCGATACCACGATCGACTGGAAGAACACAGGGGACAACTCGTATGACGGTGAAAAGCTCAAGCTCCTCGTACACGACGAATCAGGTAAGTGGGAGAGGCCGGACAACATCCTCAACAACTGGCGCGTCACGAAGACGACATTAAGATTAGGTAGTAAAATTGTAGGTAAATGTCTAATGGGTTCTACAAGTAATGCTTTAGACAAGGGTGGTGAAAACTTTAAAAAATTATACTATGCTTCGGACGTTACAAAGAGAAACCGCAATGGACAGACTAGCTCAGGATTATATTCTTTGTTCATACCTATGGAATGGAACTACGAAGGATTCATTGATGCTTATGGACTACCTGTATTCGAAACGCCAAAAGACGCAGTTAGAGACCCGCAAGGCGACTTAATAACAACAGGTGTTATAGAACATTGGGAAAATGAAGTTGATGGTCTTAAAGATGATCAGGACGGTTTAAACGAATACTACCGTCAGTTTCCAAGAACAGAAAAGCACGCATTTAGAGATGAAGCAAAATTATCTTTATTTAATCTAACTAAATTATATGAACAGATAGATTACAATGAAGATGTTAAAAATAAAGTTTTAGTTACACAAGGTAACTTTCAATGGGCTGGTGGTATTAAAGATACTACAGTTAATTTTTATCCTGAAAAAAATGGTAGATTTCTTGTTTCTTGGATTCCACCTGCAAATCTGCAGAATCGTGTAATAATAAAAAATGGAGTTAAATATCCTGGCAATGAACATATCGGTGCTTTTGGTTGTGACTCTTATGATATATCAGGAACTGTAGACAAGCAAGGATCCAAAGGTTCTTTACATGGTCTAACTAAGTTCAGCATGGAAGATGCTCCGTTTAATATGTTTTTTTTAGAATATATATCAAGACCACCAACAGCAGAAATATTCTTTGAAGATGTACTTATGGCATTACATTTTTATGGTATGCCTATACTAGCAGAGAATAACAAACCAAGATTATTATATTACTTAAAGCGTAGAGGTTATAGGAAGTTTTCTATAAATAGACCTGATAAACTTTACAACAAGCTTTCAGTTACAGAAAGAGAGATAGGTGGAATACCTAACTCATCAGAAGATATTAAGCAAGCACATGCTGCTGCTATTGAATCTTACATAGAAGATTATGTAGGTTTAAAAGAAAATGAATATGGAAGTATGTATTTCCAAAGAACACTAGAGGATTGGGCTAAGTTCAATATAAACAATAGAACAAAGTTTGATGCAACAATAAGTTCAGGATTAGCTATAATGGCTTGCAATAAAAATAAATATACTCCAGTTCAATTAGTAAAAAAAGACCCAGTTAGTTTAAGCTTCGGCAAATACGACAACACAGGTCATATATCAAAAATAATAAAATAGATGATTTACACTAATGTTAATAGTTCGTTTCCAAGTCAGGTGGTACCAGACGAAGAAAAGAATACTTTAGATTACGGTTATCAAGTTGGTAGAGCCATTGAAAATGAATGGTTCAGAGGTGATCGTGGCTTAGGAGCTGGTGGTCGCTTTGGAAACAATTGGCAAGATTTCCACAGATTAAGGTTGTACGCTAGAGGCGAACAGTCTGTAGCTAAATACAAAGATGAATTATCTATTAATGGTGATTTGTCTTATCTTAATTTAGATTGGAAACCAGTTGCTGTATTATCTAAGTTCGTTGATATTGTTGTCAATGGCATGACAGATAAGGGTTATGCTATAAAGTCATTTGCCACAGATCCTTTTGCTGTAAAAGAAAGAACAGCTCATGCGAGCGCTATAGCTCAAGATGCATTTGCTGCTGAAATTATACAAAAAGCAAAAGATCAATTAAACGTTGACGTTAAAAAAACAAACATACCAGAAGAACAATTACCTAAAGACAAAGAAGAACTTGAGCTTCACATGCAGCTTAAATATAAACAAGCGATAGAAATAGCTGAAGAAGAGTTAATTCAAAATGTTTTTAATTATAATAAGTACGAAGAAGTAAAGAAAAGATTAGCTTACGATTTAGTAACTATAGGTATAAGCTGCGTCAAAACAGATTTTAATTTATCAAATGGAATCACTGTTGACTACGTTGATCCAGCTAATTTAATTTATTCTTACACAGAAGATCCTAATTTTGAAGATATATACTATGTTGGCGAAGTTAAAAGTGTAAGTGTAGAAGAGTTAAAAAAACAATTTCCATACCTAACTGATAGTGAGTTAGATGAAATACAAAAATACCCAGGCAACTCTAATTATACTAGAGATTACAGAGGTCAAGACGATAACTACAACAATATACAGGTTCTTTATTTTGAATACAAAACATATAACAATCAAGTATTTAAAATTAAACAAACAGATCAAGGTTTAGAAAAAGCTTTAGAAAAGCCAGGTGATTTTAATCCACCTGAAAACGATAACTTTGAAAGAGTACATAGAGCTATAGAGGTTTTATATAGTGGCGCTAAGATATTAGGTCACGAGAAAATGCTTAAATGGCAACTGTCTGAAAATATGACTAGACCATATAGCAACCAGACTAAAGTTCAAATGAATTATAGCATATCTGCACCACGCATGTACAAAGGTAGAATAGAAAGTGTTATAAGTAAATGCATTAGTTTTGCTGACATGATTCAGCTTACACATTTAAAAATACAACAGGTGTTAGCCAGAACAGTC